AACGCTTACAACTCGGCACCGCGTGTGCCACCTTTCGCCCTGATCGTCCACCACCGGGCCGATCAATGTAAAAACCATCAGATCTCAGGTCTTATAAACTGTAATAAAAGGTCTCTCAATTACTCAGTCTTCCGGTTATAAGCTGTGGTCTACGCAGCTTACCCATATAAACTGTAGTAAAGATGTCGCAGTTTATCTTTCCAGAGATATGGATGGAAAACTCTCCTATTAGGGGGGAGAGTTTATTGCTGCCTTATCATAGATAAAGCGATATTCAGGCTTGATCCTCATGAGCCCCACCGGGTTCATGCTCAACGCCTTTTTGTTGAGCGAGGATTATCCTCCGCCTGGGCAAGTAGACTTTTCTCTCCAATTTTCTCAGTGTGTACTTGCTGCACTGCTGAGCACTCTTCGGAGTAGTCGCTCTCAAGCTCCACAATTTTGGGCGGGGGTTGTGGAAGCTAGTCGATAGCGAAGAGTCTCGAACGGTTGTGAGAGAGATAAGCAAAGTGGAGGTCGAGAAGGGAAGACAGGTCAATAAAAGCCTATGCGTTTGGATCTGTCTTATCTCCAAAGAATGGAATAAGATTACCAATGGCTATCTTCGCTCTTCTTAGTCGTATGGCGTAGTCCTCTCTAACTGAAAGGGAAGTTGATGACAACTTGTGTTCAGCCAGGAGGGGTGCTGCCATAGACATCGCAGTACTTACTATGTTTGCGATGTCTGCTCTGTTGTCCCATGCCTTGCCAAGCAAGAATTTGGCTTTGTCCCAAATTCCAGAATACCAATGCTTCTTCGGAACCACAGTTGTCGGAGACTACCTGACAGATTACATCACATGAGGTAATGGCGACTGTGTGAGGCTGGAAGAAGGGGCCATAACTAGTGGATGGTCTTTTGCCCACTAGTTATGTGTCTTGGCGAGGGAGTTGGCTAAAGCGTCAGTGGCGTCGGCCCACCAAACATTGTTACCCTTAACAGTCATCTGAAGTGTAAACTCAGCGTTTCCACCATCAGTTAACCGCATAACAGGTTTTTGCAAGATCACATAGTGGATCAGTTCACTTGCAAAACCCTGGTCAAAGGGCACAAAGCTCTCTTCACCATCAGAGGTCTTCATTTCGGGTTATGCGTCATAAACCAGGTTGTTGTTGACGATAGCCGATCGAAGATGAAAGTGGGGAGAGAGGACTTTATTCTGATCGGAAATCTCGATCAGTTGTTTGATGGAGAGACCTGCGTGCTCAGCTCTATCATACTAACCGGCGGGCAGCTGGCCAAAAGTGAAGGTGCCTGTGTACCAGGAACCCACCATGTTGGCTGCTGGGGCCAGTATATTGACATCTGCCTGGGCTGCCCAGACAAAACCTCCTGAGGAGAAACCTTCGCAGTCGGAGCCATAGACTTCAGTCATGGTTCTACCTACATCTGATCTCTCGAAGGTGAGCTGATCTATCCAGGGATAGTCAAGATGGTCGTCGTCTACTTGGACAATTACCATACCCCCTACTCTTGAAGTTGGGGCTATATATGGGGTATGGGACTTGTCCTGCATAATTCCATGTCTCGCCGTGGTTGACGGACACCACATGATGAGTGTGTAGTCCATAGTGCCTAAAGGACGAGATTGATGGTTGAGAGCAGGATCTGAGGAATAACAGAGAGCCTCTCCCATTGCATTGGAGACGGAGAACACTTGAGTGGGGAGAGCTGTGACATCCATGCCGGCCACATACGCTGCATTGACTGATCCAGGTATGCATTTGGCAATAGCCATTTCATCCCACTTCGTTAGAATTTAGGAAACCTTGTGGGGGCGATACTCTCCTTTACGGCCTTGATGAACAGGCCTAATCTTGCCACTGTTGGCTGGAACCTCACCCATTTCGATAATTTTAGCATTACCTACTCTAGGGGCTCGATTGTGAACGGTCTTGAGCTGACCGTGCTGCTATGCGCTCCCACTTGCGGCTTTATTTGTCTTGAGTGTTGTGGGTTACACTTATTTTGCACCTTTCTTAGAGGTGGCTTTGGGTTGGTTGGGTTGCATTAATATAAATGCAACATCCTCTCCTCACTAGGGAAAATCCTCTCCTCACTAGGGACAGTTGGGTGACAGGAATCTTCTGGGACACCACAGTATATACGATTATAGTTAAGAACCAGAAGCAGAGATCTAGTAGTAATCCCTAACCTGTCGCTGATCCAGGGCTCTAGCGTGTAACCAGTAGGAGATCCTGCATATTTAACACATTTCATGTGTTTGTGGATCAAATCATTTTCCTGGTCAGACAAAGACGTACTATACCCTCGAACCATGCATTAAGCCTGAATCATATCCTCTAAAAGAGAGCATGATTCTTCAGCTCTAAGTCCTTCCAGTATAGCTATCCTATGTAGCCGTGGATCATGGAGGAAATGTCGGTTGCGACCAGTAAAATATTGCTTTGTAGTCAGTACTTTCCGCATATCTCGACACATCTTCCAAGTTGCCAAGGTGCCGTCTGGAGCATAAGACCATTTTGAACAAAACTCAACCTCATAGAACTTACCAACGTCTATTTCGGGTATGCACTAACCTAATCCAATGTGTTATGGAGTAGGTGTAGTTGCAGACAAATTTCTGATGGCAAGTTGTATCTTGGATGAGAGCTCAGGCTTGCACCAAACAACAACGTCGTCTCCGGAAGCGATCACACATATCCCATCATCGTTCCAAGGACTCTTAGATATCCCAGCTGACCATATATAATAATACATGTAAGCCAAGGACCGAAGAGTATTTCCCAATGTGGTTTTTGTGGATAGTCCGGAGAAGGTAGTACCTTCTAGGGCCAGAGCGATGTAATCTTTTTCAGGCTCATCTGTTTTTATTTTCTAAGTCTACCTGAAAAGCCTTTTGGTCTTCTGGTCCCATTATGGAGCATCCACCCCTGGAATATTAGCAAACAGTGTGTTGACTGGTGCAGTAAGTGCCCTCATCAGACTCTTATGTGCTTTATCAACAGATCGTTTGCTACCAAGGCGGGTGATATTGTTGTGGAGAAGTTCTCTAATTTAGGGGGATATACGCTTGAAAAATTTATGATCAACGATATCCATCATTGGCCTAAATTAAGAAGAGTCAAAGGATTTTCCATCAATAGAGATGGAAACCCAGTCAGACTTTATCTTTGAGGAGACATGGGAGACAATCTCAGAGCTGTTCATTCCGTGAATGAAGCCGAAGATGTACTTCTTTAATGGCTTCCAAAGAACAGATTGGAGTGCCTGCATGATGCCGAAACCCTGATTTGCTGGACCCATAATAGCCCTAGGTCGTGAGCTTTGCTTGTCCAAATAACCAGCGGCGTCATATTCCAGTTCATCACTCGAGAAATAGCTCTCTCCACTCTTCACAAACATCATAAAGGAACCAATAGGATCAATGTATGAGTCATTAACTAAATAGTCGAAAATATTATCTTCATACATTCTGACTTTCTCTTTGGAGAAAGAAGATTGATTAGAGGGGTAGCTGAGAAGTTGAGAGTGAGTATCAATCTCACGAGCTAAATCAGGAATGAAAGAGTCAAACCACTCATTAACCATCTTATCAAAGGGTTACAAATGCCTGTGATCATATGATTACTTGGCACCTATCTACCTAGTGATAGCACAGATGAGGTTTGATAAACTCTTATGGCTCCATTGGAACTCAGTGATTTTCATACCCAGCCATGTGAAGATGTCTGAACCTGTCTGCAGGGCAAACTTACTCTCATCGAAGTCCTGAGCTGGAACTAATCGATTCTTATGAATCACCATCAGCTCGTCTTCGTATCTCTTAGCAATCTAGGAAATGGCATCTAGTTACTATGCGTTTTGCTCTCTATACTCCAGTGGGTCGACCACTGGGTTTAGGTACAACTTACTTCGATCAACCTTCTTATGCATGAAATATGAAGACTGTGGGACAACATCTTCATGCATTGGAAGGATTGATGTCTTCACTCGGGACTCCGATTTTTGTCTCGGCCGAGTTTGGAAGACTCTCTTGAGATCCTCATCTCGGAAGCAGGAATTTATGGTATCTTAGGCATCCATTAGGACATCTTAACCACCTATAGAATATAAGTCATCTGCCTCTAATGCTCCACAGAAGATCTATGAAGCTTTGGACACGGGGATCTACTACTAGAACTCCTCTCTACTAAGCAAACCGGTTCTCTTATGGTGAGTCGTGATTCCGGAACCATCGGTGGGAACCATGATGTGTCTCAAATTCTAGCCTTATAGAATACCCTCCAGAGCATCCATCTGTTGGAAAAACCCAAAATCAACTAAAATTTTGAAACATTTGGCAATAGCCGGTTATATCTGCTTGATGTCAGCAGAAAAAATTGAGCTAGAGCTAAAGTTTGAAGAAATCTGTTGCATAATGAGTGTATATCCAATCCTGTCCTGAAGACTGTCCAAGACTTACTGGTTGGAGGTACGGAAAATCTGTTCTACAGGCCAGATGGCTTAGTACCCAATTAAAATGAGTTGGGAAGCAAGGCACACCCACATAGGTCTGAGGTCTTGATAGTAGACAGAAGAGAAGAAAACTAACCAGTTAAGGATCATAAAAGAGGCTTAAGTGGAGAGTTTAAAGCTACAAACAGGCTAGGCTGGACCACGAAGAATGCTGGCCAGAGCGCCTTGTATGACAGTAGTCGAAAGGTCACGCAAATATGCTGCCTACCACTCAGGAGAAACTTATGTCTCGCTGTAAAGAGCCAATGCCTTACTCTACTTAAATGTCGAGGACACTTAAACAGTGTTCTTGCATATAAAGTTCGATTAGAGAGACCCGTTTGTTGGCCTGGTGGAGGTAGGAGGAGGGACACAAAGGACATAATCTGTGCAATGTCGGACATCATAAAAGAATGAAATCCACCCAGTATGTATTATCTTAGTGGGATCTTCATTCATGAGATAGACATTCTTATGACGATATTCCGATCCATTGGTGTTCGGAGTCATCGAGATTGTCTAGTCCGACGAGAGCCTGTAAGCTCCTTCAAAGAAAGGAAGTTGATACTTACCTGGGACTTTCATGAAGCGGTTACCAACTGTGTAGACCATACCGAGCTCCTTATCTGTGAAGTCATAATCATCGAAATAATAATGACAATCAGTCATAAAGAGGTGGCGGTAACCCAGCTGATATTCTTCTGGTGGGTTTGCAACAAACTCCTAGA